TCGGTTAACGGATTCAAACTAGCATAAACTGCTCTGCTAAATATTAGCATGAGCGATGGATTACACTTTTATACAGGCATGACCCTAGTGGATATTACCCCCACTGGGGTTACTCGCTTTAGGCCCGAGGTAGAGTTTGAACGCAACCAACAACGCAATTGGGAAACTGTATTGCAAGTTATAGGTTTGCGCACTCAACCCCTGCATATCAACGGACCAGTATGCACAGAAGAAAACATGTCTGAATACCAAGAATTTGGTGAGATGTATCAAGGTGTGCACAAAGTTTGGGTGTGGACTTGGGCAGTGGATCGCGAAGATATTTTCTTAGCAAACGGGCAAGATCGCGCATTGCTTGAGAAAGACTTTGAGCAAGTACCTATTGTAAATGGACTAGACGAGACAGCTCGCTTCATGCTACCAATTTTTCATCCGTACGGCGCTATCAAGAATATCCACTTCATTCCTGGTGCCATTAATCTTGACAAGTTGAAGTAATATAAATACAATATGAAAATAGTAGAAATAATGCAAGGTTTGCAATTGCAAATCACAAACGAAGAAGCGGATGTATTAGGCCGCTTTCATGACCAATCTACTGTCCAAAAGAAAGAATTCAACGAACGAGAAGCATACGTGGCTAACCAATTAGTCAACAAGAATGTGCTCTTAAGAAAAAATCAAGATGGCCAAATCGTATATTCCAAACGCTAAACCTAAAAAGAAAAAACCCGCAAAAGACGCACCATCGGTTAAAGATGTTGCAAGTATCACTGACTTAGCGCAGCAATACGTACAGCACTGGGCACGAACAGAAGCCCAAAAAATGGTTAAGGACGAGCTTGTCATTCTGCCTACAAAGTGGGGTATGCAAGTGGGCAAGTATGCTTGCAAAGCCAAGGGCAAAGACTGGCATGTATTCAACAACTTTGAAGAGTTGGTTGATGTATTCACCTGCAAGCAAAGTGCAGTCACGTACTGCATCCTAGAGCATACTAATAGGTTCACAATGGCGTCCGAAATACGCCGTCAAGACACTAGGATAAGTAAATTACAACAAGATAAAACTTATTACGCAAGTAGGAAAGTAAAAGCAGCGAAGTCTAAAGATTCGCTGGTTATGGATGTTTTGGACGCTAGAATGTCTGAAGTGGACAGTTTACTTAACCTTGCAGAGCAAGATCTTGAGAAAACATTAATTAAAGCTAAATACCTTAAAGGCATCTGGGAACAACCACTATGAGATTATCTGAAATGGGCGCAAAGCCTACCTCCAAGCAAATGAACAAAGTAATGGAAAGCCGTTTTGGTTTTGCAGTAGATTACAATAATCTTACTTTGAAGAAGGCTTACACAATGGCTCGCGCTATTAGCGAAAGTCTTGATCGTGTTAAGCGTACACACGGCGCACATAGCGTTGAACAAAACCCTAAGTACATGGAAATGTTCATGGTTCGTGAATCGTTACACAGCTGGATGCGTGATAACAAAGAGCAATTCATTGCTGAGTCCGAAATGGCTAAGTCGCAAGCTATCCTTGCAGCTAAAGACATGGTTGACTCCATTCAAGACATGTTGGAAAAAGTATCCAAGATGCAAAACGAACAGCTACCAGCTTTGTTAGACACAATCCGTGACCAACTAAGCACAGAGCAAGCTGAAAGCTACAAGAGCGCAGTTTCCCCATTGCTACAAGAGTTGACACAAACTCTTGGTGCTGGTCGCGAAACAGCAGACAGCGCAGCACGTGGTTTAGCTGGCGAGCAAGTTGACCAGCCAATGGACATGGGCGGCATGGAAGGTGGTATGGGCGCTGCTCCTGACCTAGGTCCTGGTATGGGCGGTGATGTATCGTCCGACTTAGATATGGGCGACGACCTTGGTGCTACTGACGCTGCTGGCGGCGGTACTGCTGAACTTGGCCGCGAGATGCGCTAACATGCGTTGGTCCGAAATTATCAAAGAAGATGAGTTCGACGGTCGGTCCGAAATGGGTGGCGACGGTATGGACGACATGATTGAGGACGAAGCCGAAACTCGTGGTGACATGGTTTTGGCTACAGCACTAGAAGAGTTGCGCAATCGTGCTAAGGGACATTCCGTTCCACGTGTACGTGCAGACGCATTAGTTAATCTAGTCAAGCGTTTACCTGGTGGTGAAATGTTCAATGCTGCGGCATTAGAAGATTCCCGCAAGAGCAACGAAACGATCAAGAACCTTATCGCTGATATCAAGGACGACGAGAACGGCGTTAAGTATGTATATTTGACTACTGATGATGATTCAGTTGACAGCATGGGCGGAGCACCTGGTGCAGACGCTGATGCAGTTAAGAGCCAAAATACAGTTGACCAAATGGCATCAAGAGCTGCTGGCGGTTAAACAATAAATGAAGAATCGCAATGGTGCAAGCTATTGCGATTTTTCTACGACTGTGCTATACTAATCTATGCTCATCAAAAAATTCAACTACACCCCATGTGACAGAGAAACAATCGAAGGTAAACGGCACTACGTATTACCAGACGGTTCAAAAGTTCCATCTGTTACAACCATCCTAGACAAAACTAAATCTGAAGAATCACGTGCCGCACTAGCTAACTGGCGGAAAAATGTAGGGGCACAAAAAGCGCAAGAAATCACCACAGAAGCAGCTGGTCGTGGCACTAGAATGCACAAATGGCTTGAAGATTATGTGCTTTGTGAGACGGTTAAGCTACCAGGTACTAATCCCTATTCCAAGCAAAGCTGGGACATGGCAGCTAAAATCATTGAGAATGGCCTGGTGCACTGCACTGAGTTCTGGGGTACAGAAGTCCCGCTTTACTTCTCTGGACTGTATGCAGGCACAACTGACTTAGTAGGCGCTTGGAAGGGCAAGCCAGCTATCATGGATTTTAAGCAGTCTAACAAGGTCAAGAAGAAGGAATGGATTGACGACTACTTCGTACAGCTTGCGGCATACGCCCTAGCACATAACGAGATGCACGGAACAGACATCAAAACTGGTGTTATTTTGATGTGCACTAAGGATTACGAGTACTTAGAGTTCGTAATCGAGGGTGCAGAGTTTGATCATTGGACTGAGGAATGGCTGAAACGAGTAGAACAGTATTACAAACTAAGCTAAATACCTGATACACAGGATTTTAGACATGGCCGTATTACAAATTAGCCGCATTCAACAGCGCAGAGGCTTACAACAAGACTTACCACAACTTGCATCAGCTGAGTTAGGCTGGAGCATTGACCAACGCAGGTTGTTTATCGGTAACGGTTTATTGGGCGAGGGTGCACCTATTCAAGGCGTCACTGAAATTTTAACTCAACACACTGACTTAGTTGATGTTATTAAATGGTACACGTTTAAGGGTCATGAGGGCGGATTTATTTCTCAGACTGGGCCGACGATTTCGGCACCCACTGTTCGTACATTACAGAACAAGTTTGATGATTTTGTGTCGGTACGTGATTTTGGTGCAGTAGGTGACGGAGTGACAAACGATATTGATGCTATCTATCGTGCGTTGACTGAAATTTATAAGTCGTCAGAAGTAGTAAATAACAGTCGTGCACGTAGGACAATATATTTTCCAGCTGGAACATATCGTGTCGCACCAAGTACCGAGCATACATATGGTGTATTGGTTATCCCACCATGGTGCCGTATTGTAGGTGATGGAATTGACAACACACATATTATTGGTAATAGCGTTTACAACCCAATGGTACCAGGTAACACTGATTGTGTGATTCGATTCAGTGACACTGCCTTTGTATATGATCAAACTAATATTGGAACTACTCCGTGGGCAGTAATGCCAACTGATGTTAGTATCGAGCAGCTTTCATTGGCACACAGTAGCAATAAAGATATAGTGTATATTGATAATGCCATCAATTTACATTTTACCGCAGTGCAATTTATTGGGTCCATTGTTGACTCACCACTCCCAACCGAGGCTAACGGCGCAGTTACTTTTGCTTCGTCTAAAGTGTCACCTGACAACATCACTTTTGAATCGTGTAAGTTTAAGCAATTAAAGTATGCCGTTATTGCAGCCGTTGATGCTAAAAACGTGCGGTTTAATAACTGCTTATTTGAGAATATGTGGTCTGCGTTCAGATTGGGACAAACAAGTAATCCTAATAAGCCGACTAATTTCAGGATTACCAATTCTGTATTTAGGAGAATTGGTAACGTTGCTATTGATTGTTATGCTGGAGTTTCTGGTATCATTAGCAGTGGAAACAGTTTTTACAACTGTGGCAATAATTTAAACGGACCACTGTCACCAGTTGTTCCTTTTATAACATTCCGTGGTACTGGTAATTACAGCATCAATGATTCTTTTGACAGAGCGGCTGGCACAATTTTGCAAGTATCGTTCAGTAGAGTGCGTAATATCCAAATTGAGTCAAATTCAGGGATTCGATTGGGACAGGCAGTATACGGGATGGGTGATTACTACACCTTACCTATAGGTTTGTCAACGTTTACTGCTGACAATATTACAGCGGGTGCAATGACATATCAAGTAACTGATGGTACGAATTACAGGACTGGTACAGTGGTGTTTACTCCTGAATCATACCAAGATACATTTGCGTCTGATGCCGTGTTTGACACCTTTGCTATATCAGTAAATAGCGGCATAGTAACATGCAATACACCAGTAACTGGTGTGCTTAGTTTCAGTATCAACCACATTTAATTTTTAAACTATGTTTAAATTACCTGCTGACGAGCGTCTTGTTCGTTGGCGTGCCTTTCGAAAACAGTTGGATACATTAACCTTAGATGAAGCAGTCAAAGCTACCAACGAGCTTTGGACTCACTGCCCGTTT